ACGTCATGCCCCAGGAATGGTGACCGGAGTTCAACTGTGCTCCGCATGGAGGCTCGGTCAAGCCGAGGCATGTGGTAGAACGGAAGCTCCTGGAACACGTCCGAGAGCTGGGAGTCGTAGTCATCTACTCGGCGATAGCCCCCGAATAGTTCGTCAGCTCCATCCCCGGTCAGAATGACCTTCTCCCGGACCTTCTCCATCAACCTGAACTGGGGGATCATGGAGCCCAAGTCGATGGGGGTCTCGTTATGCCGGAGACACCTCTCCAGGCAGTCATCATCAGGGATGGGGCCAAGAGAGGTGATAGGAACCCCTAAAAATTCGGACAATAGCATGCCAAATTTTGACTCATTATTCTCCACCATATAGAGATTAACCTCCAGGCCCATTTGGTGAAGAATAGAGGCAATTATGGACGAATCCAGTCCCCCTGAAACCAAAGCCCCGACCGGGATCTTGGAATACATGGCTCTGCGTCGTATGGACTCAGAAACTCGTTTCCGGAGCTCCTGAGCCAATCGCATCCTACCCCCGTGGTATGTCTTACTCCGCAGTTCCCAATGGAAGTAGTCCCTACGGATGACAGTCGGAGTTACCCGCATGTTGTCGAAGGAGTAGACCGTGTTCGGCATGATACGCTTAACGGTGTTCCACGGAGTCCGGTCATCCCAGTTATACCCCCATTTGAACACTTCCGACCGGTAGTATCGGTCGAAGTCCTTGAAGTTCGACACCAACGGGGTTATCTCCGAGCAGATCTCCCCGAACTGGTTGTAGTAGAGCTGCTTCTTACCGAGGGGGTCAGTGAAGACAACAATGTGTCCCCTCCGGTACCAGCATATTGCCCACATGCCATCCCAGTGGTTGGCTTCTAGGAGAATGTCCTCCAAGCAGTTGGCCCCGAACAAGTCGCGAAGATACTCGACGTCGCTGGAATAACTCGTAGGATAGTTGTAGATCTCCCCCACGTAAAGAAGCCACCCATTGTTTCCGGCTAACTCTATAGGCTGAGCCAGGCCATCGCCTGGTTCAGTCTGAATGGGCAAACGGACATGACCGAGAAACCATCCTCCTTCGGCAATCTGGGCGGATTCGATGCCCCTATGCTGTATCTGGTCAATGGCGTTAGCCCTTCTTGTTATACTTATTCCACACATATCACTTTAGTTTGTTTCTGAGAGCGTCCATGAGACATACGATCCCTATCCCAATTACTACTGCTATTGCCAGCCCGATGATGATAGGCTCCTCACTTCCTCCTGTCATGTCTCTTCTTCGAATTTTCGAGGATCTGTTGTGCCTTTTTCTCAATCCAGTTGGTGTAGCACTGGCTCCCCATGTGGAGCCCAGTCAGGAGCTTCGAGCATCCCGGACAGAACATGCAATCGTCAAATTGCTGATGAGCTTTAGCTCTTGCTTCGTCTATAGTCATAGCTTAGTATATTACCCATTTGGAGAGATCTTCGTTGTATGCATGGAGGGACCCAGCGAAGTAATGCAGAGAGCCCTTCTTGAGGGAGGGGTAGGTAGCTGCGAGGATGTTGAACACGTAGTCCATCATAGCCTCTGTCAACCAGATGTCGATTGCGAAGTGCTTGAAGAAGTCGTTGCTCCGGATATAGTATATCACGTGGAGGCGATTGTTCCGGATGAGGAACTGGTAGCTGACGGAGCAAGGTACTCGGGTAAGAGCCCCGGCTGTTGCCCTGGTGTCCCCCGGCTCGAAGATCATGACCATTGCTCGTCTGGAGTGCGGGTCGTCCCGGAGAGTCATGATGACATTATCCAACTGGTGGATCTCGGGTCCCTTGTGGAAGATGTGCAGACGCTCTGAGTAGGTGTAGTCGAAGCGACCCTCCTGCCGAGTCTTACTCACCAACTTCTGCCACAAGTCCCGTCGGATTTCCCAGCTTTTACCGGGGTTGACTCCATTTCGGTCAAGCCGGTCGGAGAGCTCTGCTCGGCAGTACTTCTCGATGAGCTCGGCTTCGTCTTTGAACATGAAGTCGAGCATCTCACGTTTGCCGAGATACGGCTTTGAGATGACAAAGCTCACTCCGATGAGTTCCTTGGTGAGTCGGTCGTCCCCGCTGAGTTCCTGGTTTTGGTAATGGTTGACCGGGACCGTGATGCCGGAAACCTTGAGCTCCCGATCCATCTCCCGGATCATTTCGAAACAGTCTTTGAATATTCTACCCATATCAGTATTTGGATTTAATGCGAAACAGATTTACTTGATACTTCAACGACCAGAGCTCTTTGACTCGGTTCTCGGAGAGACCCAAATGCTCGAACATTATGACGAAGGAAGTCCATATCCCCTTGAGCCGGTCCTCGAAAACTACCAGGTCTACCAGATATTGAGACTGTCGCCACTCCCGATTCTTGAGACAGTTTGCGGTCATGCCGATGTTTCCGATTAAGGTAAGCAGATCTCCCGCAAAATCTTTAGAACCCTGTGCCCATTTAGGCAGCGTCCAGTCGAAAGAAGGAGTCATGCCATAAAGCTGGTGAAGCTCCAGCATGAAGTTGAATGCGTCGATCAGCTCCTCGTCAAAGTGCTCGCCATCGAGTTCCTCCTCGATAGCATCCTTTGCCTCAGCGAGTTCCTCGACAATCTGCCAACAGAGTTTCTTGAATAGTTCTTGATCCTCCAAAGTGTTGATGTCAAAGTTCGCGATGCACTCCTTGAAGTATGGCCTGTACATGAGCTGGAGCTCCCCCTGAAGGGCATAAATCTCTTCCCAGCTCTTAGTGAATGGCTTAAAGTCTTGTGAATTCATGGCTTGATGTTTGAGAATGGATTGTACTGTTCCAGATCTTCTCTGTGAGAGTAATATACAGCTATTCTGCGTCCCTCTTCGGTGAGAACATGTTTGATCTCATGCACCTCGATGGGACTGATCCGGATGAAGTCCACAGCCTCCGAAATGGTTGAGAAGTACGTAGGTACTACTCCCGGAGCTTTTAACGGCTTGGGTTCCTCGAGTTCGTTGTTGATGGCCCCGATTGTGGCTACCATGTCAAGGAGGTTGTCCTCCTTGTGTGCATTAGATTCACGTGCCATTTTCACTGCCACTTGGACCCAAGACACGTCAAGAGCGGTCAGAGGCTTACCGGTAATGACCGAGGCGATCTCTGCGGCCTTCTGGTTGCATTCCATGAATGGTCCGTATTGTCTCTCCTTCTCCTCCGCCCGCTCATTGATGATTTGGTCAGCGTGTTTAAGTATGTTACTCATGATTTTTAGTATATAGGTTAGACCCCGGGGAGGGACTCGAACCCTCCTGTACCACTCCGGGGTGCCAAGGGGAGTGACGGCTCCACTTGGCGAGGAGTTCTGACTTACTCCTCAGCCGGTGCGTTCTCCGGCTCGCTCTGTTCTGCTTCGGGAGCTGCTTCGGGAGCTGCCTTGTCAGCCTTCTTCCGGCCGCGCTTCGGCTTCCCAGTCTCTTCGGGAACCGGGGCCATCTCGCCGATCTCCAGGTCCTTCGAGTTGATGCCCTTCCCATAGACGGGACCGTTGGACTTGATGAGGTACTGGGCGCTCTCTCCCCAGACGTTACCGCCGTTGGTCTTGATGCGGTACTGGATGAAGTTGTTGCGGGGATCGAGACGAACTCCTATGATGATGCCGTCGGTCTGCTCCTTGGTCTTCGTGCAGATGAACTTGCAGAAGCGACCGATGTTGGCTTTGGCCTTCTCGAATTTAGCCTTTGCATCCTCGTCCGAGATCTCCTTCTTCAACGGGCGAGGTTCCTTGGGCTCCTTCGGAGTCTTTGCCTTGCGAGCCTTCTTCGGCTTCTCCTCGGCGACCTCGTCGTTTTCCTTGATGCCGTTCTCGGCTTTGTACTCTTCGGTCTCAGTGGCGTTGTAGACAGCGCCCTCCTCTGCCGGATGTTCCTGAGATGCTCCCCTCGATGCGAGGATGGATTCGATGGCGTCAAGCTCGTCACCGGTCTTGACCTTGGCCAACTTTTGAAGAACTTTCGAGCTGTAGCTCTTGTACTTTTCGATAAACTTTTCCATAGTGTTTAGTTGTTAAGTGTAGTGTAAAAGTAAGAAAAAATGTCCAATTAAAAAAATTTTCACCAGAAAAATTGAAATTATTTCAATCCAACTGTAATTAATTCCTTTTCTCGGAGGGTCGCGTCCAGTCACACCTGCCTGACCTCTTTGATAGTTTTCTCCCTGTTAGTCATTGCTCAATAGTTATTCGCTAAGTGGCGTGTTTTCTTCCCGCCATTTCCAACTTAGTTTTTCCCAATATTCTTGTCCCTCTTTTGTTTCTCCCCATGTGAATGCGGCGCTTAATTCTGTGTTTTTGAATTTTTTGCAAAACTCTTTGCAAAACTCTTTGTAGCCTTCTATGTCTTTTCCAGACTCTACGAGTGCTCTCTCAAAGTTTTCCCGTGCGTTGTTTCTTTCGAGGAACTCAATGAACTTTTCCATAGTGTTTAGTTGTTAAGTGTAGTACAAAAGTAAGAAAAAATACCCAATTGAAAAAAATTTTTCACCAGAAAAATTGAAATTATTTCAATATGTTGGATGTTTTCGTAGTTCATAGTGTTATTGTTTTGTTTGTATTACAAATATAATACTTCTGCTACAAATACTACGATGTTTTGCGATATTTTTTCATATATTTTTCGACCCTCGCTTTTACAGCTTCCATGAGAGCATCCTGTCCCCGGGTCTTCGCTTTCTGGGCTCTTATGACGTCCTGGTCCACGGTCTTCGAGCATACCAGTTTATTGACTATCACGACATCTTTCTGTCCTTGTCGGTCAAGCCGAGCATTGAACTGCTGCTCTAGCTCGAGAGAATAGGTCTGCCCAAACCAGATGATGCGGTGTCCTCCGGCTTGGAGGTTGAGTCCGTGACCCCCCGAAGCTGGGTGCATCAAAAGAACCTGAATTCTGCCAGCATTCCAGTCGATAATGTCCTTCTCAGTTTTGAGTTCTCGGGGCTTATACTTGGACAGAGCCTTCATGAGCCGGTCTCTGTCATGCTGGAAGGTCCAACCTATGAGGACTGACTGTCCCCCGGCATCCTCAATGAGTTCCTTCGTGGCTTCGATCTTCAACGTGTGCACCTCATGAGCTACTCTCTGTTCATCGTAAACTGCTCCATTGGCAAACTGGAGGAGCTTAGTGGACAAAGCCGCTGCATTGACGGCCGGGATCTCCACTGAGTCCCCGAGCTGATCGATCATGCTGAGAACTTGTTCCTCCTCGAAAGAGTCATAAGCTTTTTGGATCTCCGGGGGCATCTGGATCTCCACTATGTTGTCGATGCGCTCGGGGAGGTCGAGGTAGTCCTTAGCTTTCATGCTCATGCATATGTCCCCGATCTTTGAGTATATCCGCTCCTGATTCTCTTTGGATATGTCGTACGAATATACAATATGCCCGTTTCTACGTCCTGGCTTAAAGTAGTTGTCACGATAGTGGGATATGTATTTGCCCAAGCGCTCTCCCCGGTCCAGGAGGTACATTTGGGCCCAAAGGTCCATAAGACCGTTGGGTGCCGGGGTACCAGTCAAACCTACTACTCGGGAGAGTGAAGCCTGAACGTGCTTAAGAGCTTTGAATAGATCGGAA